TCACGCTCATCTGCACATTCTGTAAAATCATGTACTAATTGATACCTACTTGTGCAGCAACTCCATAGATCTTCGTCATCATCCTCTTGGCCATCCCCGACCTTGAAATGAAATACATTTACTCCATTAGTACGAATGAAAACTGGGAAATTGCGCTCATATGTTTTACATGAGTAAATAACAACTCCGTTTTCATCCCTATCTTCATCAATATTGTAGCCAACCCCATCATATTCAAAATCCAATTCTACCTCATCCATTACTCGTGTACCCTTCCGAAAACCTCACCAGTATCTCTGGACTATTGGTCCATCTAAAAGTATGATTTAAGATGGCAGCATGATGTGGAAGGTACACTATAATAATATATATTTATAGAAGATTTCGGATCAGAGAAAAAAAATAAAGAGAGCGATTTTACTCGCTCTCCTTTTATTATTGCTTGGTATTAATATTTATCGGCGAAGGCTTCGAATCTGCTTTTGATTTTGTTCAGTAATTCCTTGCTAGGTTCTACCACATCATATAGATGTAAATTCATAGCAGCCATTACAACTGCTTTAGTTTTCTTATAAACCCACATTGCTGCTTTAGGTAAACCGGACGAAAGAATTTGTTTATGAACGGCAGCGAATTCGATCAGATCGTTCGAGATATCGGACATAAGCATCAGGTAGTCATCAACGAATTCCGGTTTAATTTCAACAGTCAGTTCATCACCTGTAACCGTGATAATAGCTGTATCGGATTCGATAACTCCTTGTTGAGCGTAGAGTTCGAATGCTTCTTCGAAATCCGGAGCGCCGCCGTTGAATGGAGAAGGAAGTTCCAGTTGAGCAGTAGCTTTTTCAAAGATGTTTTTCACGAGGCCAGTAACTTTAGTCATTTCGGTTTTGTTTACAGTGAGTTTCATAGATAAATCACAATCCCTTCAGAGTGTAGTTTTATTTATATAAGATAGATATTCTATCCTATACACGAAAATAATATATATTGCTTTAGGCTACTACTTGCGGTACATTTATACTATACCATATCTAACCAATTATTGCAAGCGCCTATGTAAATAATAATAGCTAGAGATGCACCAAGTACATCAGGCTTCATGAATCTGCCAAGAAATGTTTTCCAGAAAACGTCTCCATCTTCATTGAACTCTACGATTACCGCTACCGTAATTTGGATACAGAGCATGAATCCAACAAGTGGAAGTGCAATCCAACCATTGATAGCGGAGAATCCATTGAATATGATGCCGATTAGTAATAGGAACATTAAGAAATATCCAAATTTTTTATACACTACTTTCAAGATTTCTTTTGTCATTGTTATCACCTTATCCTTTTCATATAGTTTTATTTGTATTAGATAGATATTCTATCTTATACATATGAATAATATATACTCTTTTAGGCTACTACTTACGGTAAAAAATAAACGGCTACCTAGTTTAATAGGTAGCCATTCGTATTTTACTTTAATTTGATCTTAATAATGTTACCTAATCGTAGTTGCTCATTGAAAAATCCAACCATTTGCTCTTCTGCATATGGTTCGAAGAATTCCATAACCTGAGAAGCAACCATATGTCTCTCCATACGAAATCGATATGGAATACCACAGATAAAATCTTTAACCCCTTGTTGATATTGTTCTTCAGTTACTGTAGGATCGCCAGATTGTTGTTTAAATCTATACAATTTGGACACAGCATTAAAATAGGTATCAGCCATCTGTTCAAACCCATACAAAGATTTTGTTATAAATCCAGCATCTATCCAAGGAAAATCTTTTGCAGTAAATTCTTGATGAACAAATTCAGGTTTGAGGTCTATAGTTATAATAGTTTCAGAAATATCAGTGCGAGTAACTTGAGATGCATCGCCTATAGAATATTCTTTATCATCAATAGTGATTGATGCACCAATTGGAATCAAAGGGAAATATGGAACATTTTCATCCAATGTAAGTACAGTTTCGTTACTCTCGATATTAACATATACTATTTTGATTTTCATATATAATTCCTCCTTATTAATTGGAAAAAATAAAGGCGGTAGATTTCCTACCGCCGTATTACGAAAATAAAGTTATGAAAAGAGATCTAAAGCGTTAAGATAACATCGCGAACACGACTTCGGGATTCTCTTTCTTGATGATCTTGATATACCCAGTAGCCTTGTCATTTCCGATAAGCTTAACTGCTTCAGTTGTTTGTACAGTCTCTACAGTGGTAGTTACTGCTTCAATGCTGTTAGTGTCAAATTCTTCAGCATCATCATCGTCATCTCCACTGAAGAGTTTGCCGAACTTGTTCTTCTTACCCTTCTTGAACTTCTTGTGAGAGTCGATGTGCTTCAGTTTATCAGATTTCAGTTTGTTAGTTGCTTGCTCAACAGCTTCAGTAATACTGAGTTTAGTGTTTCCTGCCATTGTATACTTAGCAGCAGTGATAACTTCTTTCAGTGTAGCCATTGGAAGTCCTTCAGTGAATTTGGCAAAGATTTCTGCCACATCTTCTTCAGTTTTGAAAATCTCCTTGAGATTTTTGCTCTCGAAGAAGAGTTTCCGTGTGTCATGAGTCGGATTGTCAATCTTAAATGCTCTGTCAAAGCGACCAGAGCGATTGACGAATGCAGGGTCAATACGTTCAGGGTAGTTTGTAGTACCGATAATGTAGGAGCCGGATTTGACATCTACACCATCGAGAATGTTCAAGAACTCGGAACGATTTTCTTCGCTAATGAGGGAATCCATATCCTCGATAACGATAATTGCAGGCTTGCCACTCAAAGCACGAAGCAGAGATGAAAGGATATGAGTTACCTCGTATCCAACATTCGGACTAATGATGATTTTACTTACATCAGTGCCGATTCTGCGAATCAATTCACGTACAGCAGCGGATTTTCCTGTTCCCGGAGGCCCGTAAAGAATCGAACCACGTTTATAAGGAATCTCCATTTGTTTGTAGAAGTCTTTAGTTTCGTGAGTGAAGAAAGACGTGATATCGTTTAGGACTTCCACTACGATAGATTTTTCTTCAAAGACTAGCTTTTCATCAGAGATTGTTTTCTTAACAGCGTTTACAGGTTTTGTAGCATTACCAATAGCTTTAGATACCTCGATGTATTGACCAGATTTGCATTTGAAGTCAACATCTTGGAATACGTTAACTTGAGATATATCTTCTTGCAGAATTGGCTTAGTAATTTTGGAGAACTTCTTGAGCATCTTCGTACTGAGCATGAATACACAATAGTAGGAATACTCTTGGAAGTTGTATATTACAGCAGAATTGAGTTTCTTCGAAACCGCAATGCGCTGGAACGATTCAAAGTTAGCAGTGAGGTCATAACCATTAACCATCCGCAGCTTTGGAAACACTTTCGGGTAATCATAAATATTGCCTACATCTTTGAATTTGCAGGCTTTCAGAATTTGTTTGATGATAACAGGATCGTATACATAAACAATGCTAGTTTGGTATTTTTTGATGTTCAAGCGTTTGTCTTTGTCGAGGTGATTATTCACCAAGTCGAGTAATGCTTCTTCCATTGCAATGTCAAAACCGTACATTCAATAACCTCTTTTCAATTGTATTTATATTTTTTCCTTTCGGAAATAAATATTAATTTTAAAGGGCTATGAGTACACTCTCATAGCCTTGACAGATTAATCTTTACTTGCAATAGTTTCCAATATCTCCCTAAGGTTCTTTTTACCACCTGTTAGTTTTATTTGAGAAATGATTTCTTCATATATAGACTCAAAATCATCATATTCAAAATCAAGTTCTCGTAAAATTTCATAAACTTCATCTTCAAGATTATCATGGTCAACAATTACAATATCAACATCATTCAGTTCATCAGTTGAGGGAGTGCTCCCAAGGAAGCATCCCCTTTCAATTTCTACTATTATAAATCTTTCATAGTTAGCTTCAACAACAGCTTGTTTCCAATTAGGTTTAAGCCATGCTCTGTACATATATCTCCTCCATATTATAAATAATCATTTATTCTTATTCATAATATTTGCTACAATACGGGGAACATCATCGCTCATTTCTTCGCGCATAGCTTCAATAACTTCGTCAAAAATTACTTCAGCATATGCATAACTATCCCCATCATATCCAAGAACGTCGATAATTTGTGGCAGTTCCATCTCCAGATTATCATGATCAATAAGAATAAGCTCTACATCTTCAGATGTTTCATAATCTATAACATTACCTCCGGAAATTTCCACCATTGCGTATTTAGATTCAATGGGTAAATTCTTAAATTTTTCTATAAGATTATTGATTCTTTCTCTAGACTCTGCATTAACCTTTTCAATTATGCTTGTGAAATCGAAATCATACGAGCCTAATTCAACGGCTTGTTTCCAGTTAGGTTTAAGCCATGCTCTGTACATATTCACTCTCCTATTGGGTTATATTAAGAATACCTCTGACTGTAGTTTCAGCATCTTCGCCAGTAATTTTCATTATTGCAAGGATTTTTTCAAAAATTGAATCTGAGGAAGTAAAACCATACTTCCTCAGTGCTTCTTGAACGTCCTTTCTTATTAATCCTTCATCGACAACTACTACGTCAGTTTCATGATTGAATAAATCTTTCCAGTTGTCTTTTAACCAAACTCTATACATTTGATCCTCCTACTTTAAATTTTTTAAATCAGAAGCAGTTGTAATAACTTCAATGTTTTCATCATTGATAGGAAAATGCTCATCCTTAAATACGAGGATTGCCTTACCTTCTTTAGAAATAGGATCTCTTGCAGTTGCTTTGTCGAATACCAATACACCGTATCCGAAATCAAAGATGTCACTATATTCATCAAGTTTGAAGAAGGTCAATGAATCTCCTTTTTCGAGAGCCTTCTTCGCATTTGCTCTGTCCCAATTTTTTTCCATTTTGCTATTGAGATAATAAGCAAGTTCGATTTGTTTGGCAATCAGAGCTAAACGAACTGCTTTAATCCCAGTATCATCCGAATCCTTAATTTCCGGTTCGAATGTATTACCTGCGCTTTTCAATTCCTCAATGGTTACTTCGTTCAAGTATTCATTGAGTTTTTCCTTGATGGTTTCAGGAGTAATTTCGAATATTCTCGAAATGTGGTGCAACTTACGTTCTTTGTCATTTTGCGGATAAACGACGACAATCTTATCATCCTTATTCAGATAAATTCCAGTATCAGATGAGTTTTTCTTCAGTTTACCCATATACGGAAATACATATGGATAACTAATTCTCAAATTACCTTTAGTGCCGCCGAATACATAGGCATTACCGAGTTCGAGTTCCTCAACGTCATCGAATTGATAAACCCGATACATGAACTCGCCGATCTTAACAATTTTATCAGACAATTTCTCATTGATGCTTAAAAGATTAGCCGACCATACATAAAATTTTCTTGTAAAGTCAGTCAATTCCTGCAGTTCTCTATTCAATTTTTTCAATTCAGACATTGGCTGATCATCCTTTCATTACCAACCCTTGGTTCTACTAACCCTAGAGTCCTGTAATTTTAATTTTTCCATCCCAGTCGTTTCTGTTTCTAATTTAATCTCTGGCTCTTTATAGTCATCGAAATCCTCCATCAAAGTTCTGGAGAATTCGTATTCGTGATTTCCAATCTCCGAACATTGTAAGTATGTAACTCCCAATAGTCCGGCAAGATAGAAATCAAAATTTTTAATGAATTTCAGCATAGTTTTAAATCGATCTTCCTTAATATCTATAAACGTTTTGTTCTTGTAGTCCAAACATAACTGGACCATAACTTCAGGCTCCTTATATTCCTCATTGAGTCTTAATACAGGATTTATGCAGATGAGCTTATCCTTATAGAACTCGATGATATTATTTGAAATGTAATTCTTATTCAGTGTGAATGTATCACCGATCTTGAGAACAAGATCATCTTTATTGAGAACTTTCTTCATACCTTTCAAATATTTATATAGAAAATCCCTATTGGTTATATTCAGTATCAAAGCATCAGAGTAAATTTCATCTTTGAACTGAATAGACAATATGGATGAATGAGTCAACCTCACGGTTGTTACCCTTTTCACATCTTTATACTTTGAGTAATCATACGTAAATTCTTTGTGATAGTAATCTCTATTTCCCATTTTGTCAGTCTGTGCAAATCTGATCTTGTGGTATAGGATTACATTACTGGATAACTTCATAACAGGAATACTCAGTGTATCGACGAGTTCCTTCTTCGTTAGTTTGTACATAGGTCAGATAGTAAACACCTCCTTCACCTGTGACATACTTACATTTTCAACCTCATCTGCTTCGATTTTATCGACATTCTTTTCAGATGATACTTGATCGCTTGTAACCAATCCATACATCTCGATCTTAGAGCCGATTTGTAATTTTATGTGATCTCCTTTCTTTAGTTTTATACTGTCACCGATTTTTGTAGTGAGCGTTATGTTGGAAAATTTGATATTCAGCTTTTTCTTTTTGCTTTCTTTAATCTTCTTCATGGTTGTCATCCTTTCAGTGTCTAAATATTCATAATAATAATATATATTTCCCTATTATATGTTAGGCGACAATTACGGTTATAAGTTTGCCACCTTTTGCTTTTTCCTTGAGATAGGGAATACGTCTTTGATACTGACCAGCAGCTTCATTAAATTCTGTATTGATAATCTCTGCATAGTAAACTCTTCTTCCTTTGAGTTGACGTAATCTACCCGGTAATTGGTTAGCATACACTTTATTACTATACGGAATCAAATTGAACATGAATTGTAAATCATCGATATTGGCGCCAGTACCAATACCTTTTTCAGTTGCAAGGATAATATCTTTAGTCAATTCAACTTCTCTTTCTTTCAGATTTGCTATTTCGCTGGTATATAAACCTACGCTATATTCAGGGAAGTTAGTCTCCAAGAATTTTTGAATAGTCTTCAGAAATTCTATAGTAGCTCCGAGAATCAATAATCGTCCTTGAAACTTTTGAGTTCTATGGATTTGGATATTTCCATTCTTATTTCTTACATATTTACCAGTGTCCAGTTTATCATGTTCGATAAAGCCAGATCTATTTCTGTAGTACACGAATATATCTTTTACAGCCTTATTGAGAGCCGTGAAGAATTGGAATCGTGCACCTTCTTTAGACATAAGGTAATTAGAGTATTTTACAGCAGATAGACCAAAACCATCATTGGTTTTGACTTTGCAGGAAGCTCTTTGCTTTGTAGTAGGTGTGTGTTTAAATTCATACATAATCATATTGATATAATTTTCTTCAGGACTTACTAAATCGCGTCCGAATATAGGAACACCACTGAAGATTCTTTGGAAGATTGCATCTTCGAATCTATCACCTCTATATGCAGATGCAGTCAAATAGATATTTTTCTTGATATTTGTATAGCAGTCGATTAACACATTGGTTCTTAAATCCATATGCGCCTCATCAATAATTTTAACACCAGCTTTAGTCTTTTCTATCATAGATTGAAACTTAGGCCAACCATAAGTATTGGCATAAGATAAAGCGGTTCCTTTAGTAATGATGAAAATTTCTTTATCAGCATATTCACCGTTAAAGATATCTTCACACATTTCGGAACCTCTAACAATTAGAATATCTCTAGCCCTCTTATTAGTATAAGTAGTTAAAGCTTCAAACCATTGAGGAATCAGCTTACTTAACTTAGAGGGGATAAAGATAATAGCTTTAGTTTTGAAATAAGTTAAAGCAGAAACTGTACAGTAAGTTTTGCCTTTACCAGTATGAAGGTCACAAAATACCTGAGAGAATTTTTGAGTATATGAATGCTTTCCTAAACCACATAGGAAAGACATCATCTCTACTTGTAATGCTTCTCTAGGTTGCTGAAATAGCTTCATATCAATTTTATCATGATCTTGAGGTTTCATGTTTGTAATCATTTTACGCTGAAATTTGAACCGTTGAAGAATATCCTTATACGAATATCCTCTTGGTATCCTCAGCTCATTTTTATCTTCATCATAATAATATCCAATAGGGACATATCTATAGATCCTCTTATTGAATGTACTGAGATATTTCTCTATTGGTGTTAGATCACCTTCAGATCCTTCTTCTTTGAAGTTGGGAATTACATAGTGTGAAAAGTTTGCAAGTATTGTATCACTCACAATTCATCGACCTCGATCGCAAAAAATTTATTTTTGTTCATTCTTAGTCCTCCTTAAAATATAAATATAAGTCTATGACCACAGCTTCGTAGTCATAGACTCTTGATTACTCTTCTTCCTTAAAGTAATTAATAATGTATAAAAGTTCAATTATTGCCAAAAATATATACAATATAGTACCAGCTATGAGTCTCATGAGTGCATCAAAGGCTAAATCATCATTAGCATATTGCTCAGGATTCATAAGGAAATTTGCCCATCCAGATATTACTATATATGACATTGCTATAAATGCAACAGAGTAAACGAAACGTTTTTCCCAGAGGTTACTATAGTATTTGTCAAATCCAGTTACAGTTACGAACCATTCAAAGAATCTAGTTATATGATACACCATAAAATCCCAGATTCTAGCCATATATTAGGCCTTTCTGTTCAGTGCATATCGGCGACCGAAGTTATTGCAACTTCCGGCACACCAGATATTCTTCAACTGTGTTTTAGATTTAAGATGACAATCGAGATTCGAAAACTCCGAAAAGATTTTATGACCAATTGGTGCTAATTTTAGATATAAATTAAATGTATCTTTAGTTTGCTGCATAATTTCATTTTGAGCTTGACAACACAATCTTTCGTGACATTTCAAAATGAAATGCTCATATAGCCCACGTTCTTGAACAAGAATCTTTCCGGCTTGTGGGAAAGTATCTTTTGGCAGATCTAAAAGATCGTATAGCCAATCACGTTTCATTTCATCGTTAGTGATGATAGGTGGAACATAGAAAACTTGTTCAGCATCCAGTCCCAAATATTGAGGGATAAAGCTATTGTAATGTAGAGTTCTATGACGCTGAGCCTGTGCAACTTGTGCAAACGAAGCCCAGTAATAAGTTTCGTAGGTATTACCGAAATGATGAGTCAATTCACCCGGTTTATCAATGCTAAACAGAGATAAACTCAGATTCTTTTCCTTTCTATTCATCCCTTCAACTTCAAACGGTTTCAGAGATTCTACAAATAGAAGGATTTGTTTACGAAGTTTTATGAAGAAAGGATTATGAGTTCTCTTCTCTTCACCTTCTCGTATAAACTTCAGAAGCATTTCTGTCAGATAATTCAATTGTGCAAGATTTGTAGTATACACCATAGTGGTTGGAGTGAACACGCTAATCATGTAGCGAGCATTCTCCATAGCCAATTTGGTGATATGAGCATCTAACAATAGAGGATATTCAGCCTTGATCATCTCTTTGAATCGAGCTAACCAAGTATCATATCTTTCTTTTTCTTCAATAGGAATCTTATTCATCTTAGTATATCTAGCAGATTTTTCAGATGTAGTGTAAGGCTTTTCATTGTTAATAAGCATTGCAATAATTTTAGGAATATCCTTGAATACCAAAGTATAATGAACGTGTTGATACACTGAATGATGTCCGCTACTGAGGGTTTGATCGATTCTTCTCTGAGTCTTTTCAATATCCTCGTTGAGAATGGTTTCGATATCTTCCTTCATGTAGCAGACACCAGCGGAATGCGACGACATTTTCATTGCCTCATCAATGGGCATTGTATAACCTGATTTCGTTGAACCAAGCACGATGGTTTGCATTTAACTCACGACCTCTCGAATTATTTTCTATTTAAGGTCGTCAAATGAGTTTTTTTAAATTAGTCTCTGCTATCATTTATAAGATGATATAGAAAGAATCTTTCAAAATAGATAGAATATAATACTCTTACTACAGTTTTTCTATACTTATTTTCAATTTCATGATCAAAATTACGAGTTCCAACAATGATCTTATCATACAGCATATTGACGATAATATAATAATCATGAGCAAGTTCCTTTTCCTTATCAAGAAGGAATAGTTTCTCCATATCAATATGAGGGATGTTAGCTATAGTAGTATAGAAAGTATTGTTATTTATAGCATATAGATAGAAACTTTCCACATCTTCCGTTTTAAAGAGGATGTTCAAAATAAACGAACGCAATACTTCCAGTTCATGAATTTTGGAGATAACTTCTACTACATTGATAGTCTCTTTATTGAAATACAATGCTTTGTCATATTGGACAATGCAATCTTGGAGATTGTTTTTGATTCCAGAATATTTATTGATAGCATCTTTTCTATATTTAGTATCAAACATTTCTCTAAGTTGTACATAATCTGTAGCATTATTAATATACATATCATGATAGCGAGTTGGTTTCTTTACTGTAGCAAGCTGATTGATTTGCTCAGAAAGTTTGTCTATTGCAGTTTGCATTTCAGTCAATGTAGCGTTTACTTCGAAAAGTTGCTTAATCTTTTTAAACATAAAAAATTTCCTCTCTTTAGTAAGAATCGAAGACGGTAAATAGGCTTTACCGTCTTCATATTTATTCAATCCTTCTGCTTCAGGAAACTGATAGGGATTTTAAAACCTTCGGAAGTAGAACCCTTTATTTTCACCGTTACCTTATCACCATTCTTATCAATTTCTCCGAGATATGTTACCTCGGTTCCAAAGTTATGGCGAACAGTTGGTGATTGGATGAAATCGAACTTTAAAACGTACGTTTCACCCTCGACCAAATCAATCGGATTTAGTTGCATGTTTAATCCTCCAATATTCTTCGTATTGTTCAACAGTTTGACTACCATCCTCATGTTCTACGATATGCGGATGTCTTACATAAATGTCATGTCTAGCTAGTGAAGATTTAATTGCATCAGTAGTATCATTTATTATATGGATATCCCAATCCATATCAGGATTTTCGGATAGAATTTTAATACATTCAAATACTGATTCATAAACTTCTTCACCACGATCAAAATCTTCGTCGGATAGTTCCAATTCTTCTTCGTCATCTTCATCAAAGTAATTTAAAGATACGACGCGTATTTTCATATTAACTCCTCACACTCAGATTTTTGATTGCAGGAATGCTATAATCTGACAATGCTATATGAGTTATATAATCATCAATATCCATAATCATATCTGCTCCAGAAAATTTACATTGTGCTGTAATTTTATTCAGAAGAAATGATCGCATTATCATATTAGCTTTTCTAAACATTGCAGAAATTCTATTTGGAGACATTCCGTAAATTTCTGAAACTTCAGTAAAAGTCTTGTAATGATTAGATATTATCATATCTTCTATAATTAAGATATTTCTAGCACCTTTATTTTTATCACCCCAGGCATTTTCGCGTAATGCATGACTAAGATGATAACCAAGTTTATGAATACACATTAAACGAATTTGCATTTGATCAAGTAATTGTTCTTTTCTATTATAACGCGAGTGAGACAATTTGCGGTTGATTACAGGAGTTATAATCTTTTCCATAGAATCCTCCATTTATATATTATTTAGATATAGTGGGGAGAAGAGAAAATTATTCTCTTCTCCATTGAGCTTATTGCTCATTAATAAACAATGGACTGTAAATGGAAGTTCCCCGTTTTCTGTAAGTCCTCGGCATTTTCAACTGACGACGAACCTTCTCGAACATCATACCCAAAGTTACAGAATCCGACAGAATTACAGAGTCATTGAGAGAAACCATTTTGTACATATCAGGAGTTTGTTCAACTTCCCAATCTGGAATTTGTAATTCATCATCAGATCTTCTGATAAGATTTCTCAGAAGCATTTCAATATGAACGGATGGGATTTCCATACCACCATATCTGTAGAGTTTGTTAAGTTTAGCAGTGAATTCATGATAGTCAGATACATCCTCAAGTTGCTTCTTACCTTTTTGGATGAATCCAGCAAGTTCTTTCAATGGTTTAGCAAGTTCAGCATTGGAGATACGCAAGAATGCAAATGGTTCATCAACGCTAAATGCTTTTAAAGAGATTTCAACAGTTTCATCAGCATCGAGATTGAAGAACTTCTTATCTCTCAATGTGCGATACAATTGCTTGCTCAGATACAAATGAGTATTTTGTTCTTCTTTAACTTCAAACAGTTCTTCAGTTTTATTATTCTTGAATACGAGCTTGTTAACGTAGTAGTTATCAGATTGCTCATAGTTTTCAGGATTTTCCATAAATACTTCAGACGAATTGAATACGATAGAATATTTGCTTCTATCAATATCATCATTAAGACTAAACAACCAACCATTTTGATTGATAAGGAACATCTTCTCATCGATCAAGAGAATGGATGCGCTCGCAGTAGCCAAAGCATGTCGAGCAGACAATTGTCTTTGAGTTTTATTTTCATTTGAGTCAATAGCCGCAAATAAACCTGCGTGCATACCATAGTTTACATTATACAAAGTTCCATAGCAAACTTTGCAAATTTTATGCTCTTTATTTGCACATGTTTGAGGACTTCTTACTTGAATAATTTTACCTTTCAAATGTAAATCTTGAGGAGTGATAATCTTGTATCTTTTATCATAGACTTTATAGAATCTTCCTTCGAATAGTTTGAGATCCAATTCATTTTCGATATGGACGTTCAACAGATTTTTAGTGTTGCACGAATACGTAGGATCTTCATTAAGTGTGACATTGGAAGTCACGAAACTTTGATGTCGTCCATAGTAACCAGATTCACTAACAGCAAGCTGCATGATAGCAGCTTTACGAGCACCTTGAGCATCAATATACAATGCTTTAGGATCTTTCAAACCATACGTAGTAAAGTTACTATTCGTAGTCGCTGGAATAGTTGAACCAGAAAGATCCGGCTTAAAGCCCAAGTGCAGGAATATCTCCTGAACTTGTCTTTTGTTAACACCAACTTGTGCACGGATAAATGGTTTCAACGGATTATTCTTATCAGATTCAGCCATCAAGATTTGGAAGAATCTATCAGTTTGTCTGATGAGGAATTCTTCTACTTGTTTTACTTGGAAATTCTCCAAGTCCACTTCAGTATTCATCAGAGCTTGAATCTCATTATTTCTTTTAGCCATCTTGACCATATCATAAATCGAAATGGAACTTCCGAACAGCGGCCCAAGTTCAACCGCAATTTTATTCATGTATACTTGAATATCAAACAGAATTTGTGAATATTCGGCAGCCGTAAATTTATCCCGGTGCTTATCAGAGAAGTTATTAAAATAATCTTCATATTTCTTATTGTGGAACACCTCCGCATTAAAGATATCTTTCTTAGTAACTGGAATGCCGGATACGATAAACGGCCTCCACATGATAATATTGAATAAGAATCGCACATAATTCATTTCCCGGAATTCATCCTCGGAGTTGAACTTATATGCCATAGTCAGTTTGGATAATTCATCTTTGCCGTCGGATAAGAATCGTTTGGTTCCTTGAATCAATGCTTCAATATAGCTATCATAAGAATCGATAGTTCCGAACTCATTGATCGTTGGATAGATTCGATTTCTATCACCCATAGCAGTAAATTCACCCTGCTCGGATAATTGTTTTTCGATTGCAGCCAAACTATGGCTCCATTCTTTGTAACTGTACTTCTGCATAAGTTGCTGTTTCCGTTTTTGTTTCTTTACTTTTCTCTTTGCCATTCTTCTCTTCCCTTCTAGTATATAGTAAGTTAAATATTTCTCAATATAATAATATATATTTGAAAGAAAAACTGATGATGACTTGTGATCAGTCATCATCGAGTCTTTCATAATTAACGCAGTTTGATGCCTTGCTGCGAGCGTTTAGCCGATAATGCGGCAGCGTCAGGAGCATAGCGGAATTGTCGTTTCATGACAATCGTTCTCGCTTCACTGTAACGGGAATCATTGTGGATTTCCGCAGTAAGACGTTTGATAGTCCGGCGCAGTGCAGCAACTTTCATTGCACGAGGATCGTTGGCTTTACGAGCCATTTGCATACGAAGCAGGCTTTCGGCCTTGTCACGTTGCGATTGACGGGAAAGATACATGAAAGATTGACCGGCAGCATCTTCGGTCAGCAGTCCATCACGCACCAAAAGGTGTGCATTTTCGGTAAGAAAAGCTTGGGCTTCTTCAAGAGCAAAACCCAAAGTCGCTTCCAAAACCATTGCGATGGTAGCTTCTGCCATCATTTCAGCATCAACGGCATCTTCGCCGATAGGCTCTTGATCTTTTACACTTTCTTGCAAGTATCCGCTTTCAAGCAGCGATTTCAGACGATTAGTCAAAGTATCGGACATATTAAAGTTCCTCCTTATGGATAAAGTATAATCTCTAATATTCTGTTTACGAATAATTTTAATCTATAGGGGTTTAAACCCTTAATAGACAAATAAAAAATGAAGGGATGATATGTATGTCTACCCAAAGACTTTTTGAACAAATAGAAGCTATTTCTGTATATAAAAACTTTATGAAGATTGTCGATACTTTAAATAAATTTAAGGCTGATAAGTTTAATTTCTCTAAGGGTGTGTACTCAGCTTATCATGATGGAATTATGACTGTATTAACCTTCTCTGAAAAACTTGAGAAGAATGTAACTGAATTCTTTCCATTTACATTTGATATTTATCCAGCGACATTAAAATTCATGGATAAACATTTCACAATTGTAGATATAATCTTTACTGAAAAAGAAATAGAATTTGTATTTCAATGTAATAATGAAACTGAAATGTATAAGGATAAGGCATTTGTAAAAATGACAGATTACATCTATAAGAAAAAAGAATACTTCTGCACAAAGATAGAATTGAAAGTGACTAAACTTCATAAGAAGATTATCTCTATTCTTAATTCTATTAGCGGAAGAGATTTCTCCAGAAGTAAAGAATTTAATCTGAAAATATATGAAGATATAGCGGCTTCTGAAATTCCTATGGTTATAGATGATGAGAAGTTTTTCGTCAGATTGTCAAAGTCTACATTCCAAAATGTCACTAAAGGTGATACTGCTGTAATTAGATGTACACCTTATATGGACGAAAATTCCAGTGTATTTTTAACAACAACGACAGTCAATAAATCTGATTACCAGATAATAAACATTTTCAATGTACTCTACTTACTGGAAAGGGATGAATGACATTGGCTGATAACAAAAAGAAAGCGAATCAACCGGGTGCTCTGTCAAAAGGCGTTAGCACGGTTCTCGATAATTTATCCAAGTTATCGAGAATCACCAACTTCTCGACATATGGGACCAGCAAAGATTTATACGACACTCAAAGAATGCTTAATAAAGTTACTGACATTTCTAAGAAAGATGAAAGCTCTCTAAACTCTACTGTGCAAGGAAGCATTTATAACAACTCTAGAATCAATGGATTTGGTCTTATTGGAAAGAACAAACTCCAGAACGGGCAGCAAAAAAAGAACTCTAATAGTAAAAATATCTATGGTCCTCAATCTGATAGTATCTATGACATGCTCTCTAACAATAAGTCTATCTTCCTTGAACTGAAAAATCAAATCTTGATGAATGATAGACTTTATGAAACACTTCAAGACTACGAAATCTTCCGTAGAGCAATCCCTCAAGTATCGAGAGTTATTGAGCTTCTTATTAATAGTATTATCACTCCAGAAGCAATCAGTTCTGAAATCTTCTCTCTTGAATATAGTCTTGACGCCGATGCTAAGAAAGCCGGTGCAGCTAAAATCAGAGAGAAATATGAACTCAATCTTAAAGTAAAAACAATTGTAGAGAACTACTTGGTTATCGGGATGGAATACATCACTGTGGTTCCGTATCGAGCAATTGTTGAAGCTATTAAACAGGATCAACTGAGTACAGGTGGTCGGGCTAAATTGGTACGGGAATCGGCTCTTATCAATTTAGATCTTAATAATAAAAAGAATAATCCTGCATTTTTAAATGAAGCTACTATCATGGATTCATTTGAAGAGAGTTTGCAAGAAAAACTCAAGGGTATGGATACTAATGCTAGACAATCATCTATTACTAAATTGAATGAATCTGTAAATGAATACCTTAGCAAAATCAAGGTATATAAATCTAATAAGAGAATGAGCTATGACGCTGCACTTGTCGAAGCTGTTGTTGGAACCGAGGGACAATTCCTTATCGAATCTTCCTACGACGAAATGATGGATAATGTGAAAAGTGTTAAAACTCCTTCTCAAAATAGAGATGATGCTGCAGAAGGTTTAGTTGGAGGAGCTGCTAAAACTGGTTATGATAAAATGCAGATTCTCGGTTGTAAGATTGAACGTCTTGATCCTGCACGAGTATATCCTCTAAGAATTAAAGATACGGTTATTGCTTATATTTATATTGAAGAACGTCGCGATGAAGCATTGCGTATGAATCTTCGTGGTAATTTCCAAAATCAATTCTCTTTCTATAAAACAGCTACCACTGATTATAATGATCAAAATCTGAAAATGATTGAGAATCAGATTATTAGAAGTATCGGTAACTCGGTATTGTCTAATATCTCTCCTAAATTCGTTGAAGCAAACTTCGATAGTATGGATGTATTCTATGAATTCCTTCGCGATCGCCAGATTCATAAGGAAGCAAGAGATATCATTATCCTTCACCCTGATGATGTAATTGAATTCCGGCGTCAGCAAGGCTCCATTATGAAGAATGCTTTGTTTTTTATGAAATTATACCTTCTTCTCTTGCTTAGCAATATCCTTACGAAAGTCCGTAAAGGTTCTGATAGAACCGTATGGTCGATTAGTAATGGATTGTCGAACGACATTGAAGAATCCGTTATGGAAGCAATTGAAGCTATCCAACAATCGCAAGTCAGATGGTCTGACGTTGGTACTATCACTGGTATCATCGGCTCTGTTGGTTCTGTGGTTGACTTGTTCATTCCTCAATCTCAAGATGGTGAGCAACCTATTAAACCAGAAGTAGTTCCTGGTCAGCAGGTTGATATGGATGATCAATTCTTACAATGGTTGGTTAAATCTATTATTCTTTCATTCAACGTACCATCTGTAGCAGTGGATTATACGGAAAATATCGAGTTTGCTAAGACATTGACTATGGCAAATCTTGATATTGCTTCTTCCAGTGCTCATGCTCAAGCAGAATTGAATGGCCCTCTTACAAAACTATTGCGTCATGTTATGGCATATGATCTTGATTTGACTAGAGAAGAAATCGAATCGATTTTCGCAACTCTTATTCCTTCGAGAAGTATGCTGATTCAAATCGTCAATGAATTGATGAACACTGTTAAGGAACTTGGCGAAACTATGGCTGAAACACAAATCGTGGAAGACGATCCTCTCCTGAAGAAACTATTCTCCAGACAATTTATTCGAGATAATGTCACCTATGATTGGGCTGATATTGATAAGAAAGTTAAGAAAATGCGTGAACTTATCGTCTCGGAAAATCTTAGAGGTGCTATCAAAACTGCTCAATCTGGTACAGGTGATGCATTACCTAACGCCGGTGGCGGAACTGATGATGCTACTACTACACCTGATGATGCAGGTGGCGGTGCTTTCTAAAACAAATAAATCCCCATACTCCAGTAATTTGGAGTATGGGGTTCTTTTATTAGATGATAGTAGTTTGAGCGTTGATCGTTTCACCGTTGAGCGACCCACCTGGGTGGAACGGATTATCAATAACTGTACCAGCACGAACAGATGCACCGGCATAGTAGTTAATGATAGTCTTACGCTCAGTGAGCAGCGAAAGAGCTTTAGTGTTAATTTCAGGACCCCATTTCAGGACGCCCTTCATTGCGATATCATGCCCTTCAACGATGTTGATTTCACCTGGATTCAGGTGGTACAACTCACGAGGAAGGGAGATAGGCGATGCAGCCGTGATGTAGTGCGCACGACCTTGAATTTCAGTCAACTCAGGATTGGAGTTGCACACGATGAAGCCCGCGGTATGGTTCTCCAAGGAGTAACCGCCTGCCATGCTCGATGCCATTCCTTTGTAGTCTTTGATCTTGGACGATTCATCACCGCCGACCAAGTACATCCATTCCTGGATCATGTTGAATACCGGCAGCTTTTTGAATTCCAAGCAGCGGATAGTCATTTGATCGAAGTTGGCTTCGATTGCACCAGCATGGGGCATTTTGCGATCAGGAAATCCGTGAACTTGGTCAACATAGTTGATCGTCAGTTCAGGAATACCGCTGAAGCTCGTGGAGGTGCGCTCAAAGATGGCCTTGAAGTTTTTACCGTAAGATGTTCCGAATACGGTGTCATGCTTTGTAAGCACTTCCGGTACACGGACCACGAAAACATGCACATACCCAGTATAAGCCGGGTCGAAGTTTTTCAGTTGGTCTTTGCTCATGTTGGGAACACCCAACCAAAGACTCATGTTTTGAAGAATGTCAGCCATGGATATTAACCTCCTTCTCGTTATTAAACGATGTTAGATAATTGTGAATGTAAACGTTGTGCCTTTGTTGATGTCCTTGAACTTCACAGTCAGGCCAACATTCACACGGTTGCGGTCTTCGCCGAATACACCAGCACGGGCAGTTTGGATCGTCAACGAGCTGAGTTTACCAGCCATTTGGATGTCCAAACGTTGTTGGATACGAGCACCGTAACGCTCGATATCGGCATCTTCTGCAAAGTTCCAACGCTCAGCTTTCGCTTCGAGCAAGCAGGAACGGATCATCAGATGGAGCAGGTGCATGTTGTTACGCTCACCCAGTCCAAGAGACTTCGTCTTGAGGGAAGTACCTTGATGGAACGCTTGGTATCCAGTTTGGTCTTCCATAGCGAAGTTGATTTGATTATCTTTCAGGGACGCTGCAGCATCGCTGTTCTCATCATAGATAACAGGCAGATAGCTATCAGGCAGCATGTTTCCGTAAGTGTAAGCAGCACCAGCAAATGGACGCGCTCCACCTTCGAAAGTATTGATATGGTTAGGAATCGCAAATGCCTCAAAGAAGGACAGCGGCATAACCACTTTACGATTCGTCCACAGATCGCGGTACGTTCCGATACCACCAACAATGGTAACTTTCTCATTGCTGTATGTGATACCGCCGGAAGTACGAGCGTTAACGATAGCAGTAACAGTTTTATTCGTACGACCAGTATCGATGATTGCCTTAGTGGTTTTACGACGCAGAGCAAATGCCACCAGAGCGTCTTTAACCTCCTGAGGAGCAGCAAAGTCGAATACATAGTCGATGAAGTATTTGTATTCATTTTCCAGCATTTGGGAAGTGATTTCACCGAAGGAGCTGACATACTGCTCCATCATGTTGTCTTCACGGCCCGATACATTTGTAGCAAAGTTTCCATCGCCACCACCGGAGAATGCTACGCCACCAGAAGCGGTGTAGTCAACCGAAGTGCCGAGGACAACATAATCAGGATATGCAACACCCAACTTATCTTTACCGAAGAAGATATTCGGTTTGGATTTTTCACCAGCAGGCAGTTGAGCATCGATAGCAGCAAGGAACTGATTGTAAGTATCCAAGACGTTAAAGAATACATTTTGCGAATGCTCTTCAAAAAGGTCATTAGCAAAAATGCTTTGGCCGTCAAGGATAGCATTCGAATCCATTGTGAACCCGAGAGTCTTCGGAGTTTCCGAGGACGAAGCACGAGTTTCAAGATTGTATGCTTTTTGATCGATTTGTTTGTCCAACGAAGTGTTAGGAATCAGACGCATGGTGTATTTGTTACCCTCGGAGCCAGCCCATTTAACGCCAGCAATTGCGATTGGGTAAACTTTGTAACCATCAGCGTCTGCTACAACGTTCAACAGAGCTTCAGCATCGGTGATCATGTCGTCGAGGCTCGTTGCTTCTTGAAGCACGCGGTTTTCGAATACGACTTCACCTTTACCGGTGTTAGCACCTTCAGCTGCTACACGGTATTTAGCCACGATTACAACGTGAGCATGTGCCGCAGTAGCAGAAGTGATACGACGAATGTAAACATCGCCGCCGCCACGAAGGAATTCGTATGCATAATAGAGTGGAGCAAGAGTTGTCAGCATATTCGGCTCGCCATAGTGACTAACTAGAGTACCGTGGTTGAATGCCTGGAACAGTTTAACTTCGGAGTCTTTCCCGTAACCTTTAGGAGAAAAGATCGGGATGTATGCCCGAGGTCTGTCAGGCGAAAGTACAGCCGGAGTGGTTGTGGTGATCGTGGATTGATCCACAATGACAATTTTATCAAACATCTCCAAAAAACCTCCTTAGTGAGTAGTTAATATTTAATTGATTGTTGGCACTTACTATCTAAGTGTTGATAATTACCGTATACCTTTGATGACTTTCTCAATGGGACTTATTTCCTTATTAGCTGCATCATCACGGTTATCAGCAACTGTCAACATAGATTTTACATCTTCGAAACTGACCCCAGCCAAGGTCGAAGTAAATGCAGAATTTTCTCTCATATTAAGAGCTTTTACTTTGGAATTATCCTTATCACTAGCACCCATAATCAATCTAGCAGGTTTTGAATAGTCAGCTTTATCTCTATAAACTTCAGAGATTGTGAGCTGCTGTATATATTGAGGAACATTCAGTTTAGTATCATGAATTTTTTGAGCTTTATTTTCTACATCAGGGACTTTGCTATAATTAACTCTAATTTTCCCATCATTTCGAAGATTAACGAATCGTTCTACCATAATAGAAGATTTTACGATATGACGATTGTTAATGATAGGAGATCCTTTATAGTAAGTGAATACATGGAACTTTTCCAATTCACCATAAAGATCTATTTCAGTAGTATGAATATCATCAGGTCTGGTTGTTGCTATGGATGGAAATAAGAATTCTCCAAAGTTTTTAGGTTCTGCATTAGCAGAATGAAACAATTTGTACTTCAGAATAAAAAATAAACTATAGAGTTCTCCATCTTGTACTGCAAGACGAGAATCAAAATAAGCATCAGGTACATAAATCTCACATTTATAGGTATCTAAAAGAATTGTTGAATCAACTTTTTTGAAATATTCTTTGTCCAAGAGAGACAATTTTAAATCCTCCTTTCTAATGCTATTATTGAAGTGTTTAAAAAATAAAATAGAGTACCTCCTATTAAGGAAGGTACTCTATTATTTGTATTGTAGAATCGTAGTCACCATCTGTTATTTAAGTGTGTTAAAATTAATTATTTTTGTTTTTTAAGTGAATAATTAATACAAAAATATGGCAATAAAATATTAACATTTTTATATATTAATTAATATAAAAAAGAAGGGTGTGTATGTTATGTACACGACAATTGAAGATAAGTTGAGATTGATTCAAGAAGGTTGTAGCTACGAGGAAATTACTTTCTTAGAAGGATTCAGTTTTAATGAACAAAAGCATAACATGCAGTATACTCGTGAGCAAGTTCAACGATTTACCGACCATTTGGAATTCCTCAAGAATCGGGCGGAAATGATTCGATATGATTCCAATCGACATAGTGAGTACAAGAAAATTACTGAACATGATATTCCTCTTATTGAGGAAACAATTCGGAAATTCAAAGGTGAAGCTCCGATGTTTAATGCAAAGAAAAAATAAAAAGAAAATCGCAACTGGATATTATTCCAGTTGCGACCTTTTTTGTTATTAAGTTGTAAGACGAACACGAACACCTTCAACCAGATCAAGCAGCAGCTTATTGCAACCGTCGTTATACATTGCTTGGGTCAAGATGCCCATAGTATACGACAAGATGTATTTCATTTCCTGCTGGCTGTTCAGAACTGTGGATTTGAAGGTTCTTGCAATTACATAAGCCAGTGCGATAGCAGCTTTACGAGCCTCTACGATTTCATGGACTGCAATATTGTTATCGTCAATGAATTGCTTCAGATCGATTTTATCAACCATGACAACTTCATCTTCTTTAACAGATTGCTGTTTGATTTCGCCTCTGAGAAGTTGAGTCATTTCCACATATTCGTGGGAACTCAAAATCTTAACAGCTTCAAACTTGCCGCGGATGATTGCCATTTCCAGATAGCTGATCCATACCGATGTAAGAACTTGAGGAATATTCGATTTCACATTGAAGTTCTTCGGCATTGGGAAGGAAACGTTCATCGTGTTATCGTTGTTAAGCTTGCCAACAAAATCAAAGATAGTTTTGTTCAACATTTTGGTATCTTTGAAATCTTTCAGCAGCTTATCTTTACCGGATTCACATTTTGCAAAGATTTGCTTGAATTCGATAGCATCAGAGATTGCATTGATCTTTTCAGTGGTAACTTGTTTTTCAGTTGCCATGAATTTTACATCTTTGTAATCTTCACGAGTTTCAAGGTATACCAGATATTTCTCCAACATTCTTTTGTATTTATGGAATTCAGTAGCAAATTCTTCAGGACCATCAGTAAGTTCTTTTTCGATATCATCTTTGATTTGATCAACGTTGATATCTTGGAAGAACTTCATGTGAAGATTGATCTCTTCGATCGAATCCACGACGCCTTGATATTCCACAATGCCGTCTTTGAAATCGACAAGGAGCTTTTTCGCAAGTTGATTATAGTTCATAGGGTTAAAGCGTTTGATTTGGTTAAAGATTTCATGACCATAGAAGTTTTTAACCTGCATGGCATCCATCATTTTGATTTCTTTCTTATCAAGAGTGATAAGTTTTTGCTCCAGCATGTTCATGAGTTCTTCAGCATCTTCTTCTGTAAGATCTTCAGGAATAAGTGTCGTAATGTTTTGCTTGATGATATTAGCAAGGTGACGTTTAACGTTTTCCGGCTGAATATCTTGAAGAGATGTAATTGCAGTCAGATCATTTGCATTGCCGGGCAATCTTTCGCCGGTGATAGCATCTTCCATAACGACGCCTGTAACTTGTTCGGATTTCACGCCGGTTTTACCCAGTTCGTCGAGGAGTTCTTCGCGAGTTTTACCTGCGAATTCATCTTCACCTTCGCCGTCGAATCCACGAACAGGAGTTGGCTCCTGGTTTACTTTCACATCGGCCATTACGTTATATGGTGCGGATGTTTCTTGCGCAGCTTGTGCTTCGCTTTTCATTTCAGAAGTTTCTACGTTTTTGTTTTGCTCCATGATTATTCATTCTCCTCGTCTAATTTGATTTTTACGTTGAACGCACTGATGAGGTTATCTGTAATGGAAAGGATGATTGTTCGATCATACTCTCCATTTACAATCTGGTTAAGGATGCCATATACAAGAGATCCTTCATCGATGAATGTCCAAGAAATGGAAGGACTTCCATCCTCGTCCTTTTGTTCGAAGGATTCTAGATCCCCAGATCTAGAAGCATAGCGAGTAAATACCTCGAAATCAAAATCGAGATAACTTACCTGTCTGATAAGTTCATCAACATTGCTTACCGCAATATATTGATTCTTATCTTCTTCAGGGTCAAGTTTTTCAGTTACTTGAGTATTGAGTTTATCCTCATCAATTCCCGACAGAATATTATTGTAGTTTTCAATAATGTAATTCAGCAGGAAAGATGTGGTAATTAATTTCAGTTCAATAACGAAGAATTTATACATATCATAAGCAACTCTTTTCAGAGAGTCGTCATCATACTCGATTTCGACATTATATCGTTCTTCGATCCAAGAGATAATATCTCTGTAAAGTTGTTCTTCGAAAAGAATGATTGAGGTATAATCTGCCTCATCATACTTCTCGGAAATCTCTTCAATTTTCATTCTAATTTGTTCGATATAATCTACAGTATTACAATCGAGACTCTCGAAGATTTGTTGCTTGATAGCTTCAGAATAGAATTCATTATCAATGTACTCTATAATCGTCCGCACATTCGTATCATTATGTGGACTGTCATCAAAATCCGACCAGCTCATTTAAATTTCCCCTTTCTTCCATTTAATCAAATATATACTAATACTATGGTTTATATATAATATTTTTATATCAAAATAAAAAGGTCTAGGATTAGCTCCTAGACCAATTTTATATTTTTTACCACCAAGTGCCTCCAGAATGTCTATCAGATACACCAAATACAGAGTCTTTGGAACCATCTAACCTTCCAGATGCTCTTGCATTCAATTCCCTAAATGCATTCCTCTTGATTTTGGAACCGGCTAAACCATCAGTTTGGAATAATGTGCTTCGCCCATCCTCACTATCTTCAAGTTCATACATTTCTCTATCAATTGCTCTATCCACATCTTCAACAAATACGAGGTCTTCGAAAAGTCCTGCAAGATATGGATTCGATTTGATGAGTCTTTGGAGTTTTGCTTTCTTAAATACTTTAGCAACTTTGTCTTCAGGTTTCTCCCTCGATTCGATTTCATGTCCATCGAAGTTAAAGGCGTTGAACAAACCGAATCTTGCAAGATTTCGACCATAGAACATGATGTATATACATGCAAGATAAGCAAATACGGCGTCATCGTGATGTCCTGCAGCATGATCGATTCTTTCTTCATTCTTGTATTCTAAGTGACGAATTTGGTCTACAAGTTCTCTGACAGCAATTTTCTTCTTATGCTTGGATACGAATTGCAGTAATAGCTCCATCATCTTAGGACGAGTAGCAGATGTTACTTCATGACCATAGACCATTCTATTTTTATTTTTCTTCTGAATTACACCATCTTTACGTTTTTCTTCAGCAAGCCTAATAGCGAAGTCATAGTATAAGTGATGTTTAAGAGCAGAAGATTTAAGATCTTCAATAATTGCATCACCAATATTATTACTTTCTATGATCAGTACCGAATTTGGTAGATGTTCAAGTATCAATGTATGCAAGAATCGTTTGAGTTCTTTAGATCGTATAACGTTATTTATGAATAGACCAACTACTTCAAGGGTTTGGGAATCAACGATTGCCACTGCTGTAGAATCCCGACCTACACCCTTTGAAACGTCAACGCCTACAAGATAACGTTTATGCTGATCAAGTTCTTTGTAGAGCAATACTTCATAGTGAGTATTAATTTTGAGAACTTTGAAAGAAGGAATTGCCATTGTATCAAGTTCATCAATGTCTTCAGGAAGGAATGGGGAGTTATTGGATGCTTTGTTCCATTGCAGGAGAAGTTCCCGACGGATCTTCATCCAGTTATGGTTCATCCGACGACATTGTTCTTCGAACCATTCCATAGTTTTACCAAGTTGCATGAATGAGAACGAGATATATATCATTCCGTTACTAGCATTCTTATACAACCATGTTTCCACTTCTTCAGGATCTAAATCATACAGGGATTCTGTGAATCTTCCTGCACGTTCTTTAAGATCATATCCATATGCACCATGTTGAGTGCCCAAATCACCTGGAGTACTAGTGATACAAATAGCATATGGTTTATCATTTTTCTGAGCATTCTCAGAAGCCTTAGAAAATGCAGGGATAGCTGCAGCGTGAATCGTTTCATTAAGAAGAATAAAGTTAAACTCGTCAAACCACAGGGAAGGAACGGAAAGACCCCGACCAACTCGTTCTGCGGACTGTACGTTACGAGCACCAGCTTTAGTGATGATGCTATTTTTAAGTTTCTTATTCTTGATCTGCTCAACGTTATCAGTATCTTTCTTGAGCTGACCAGTTTTATCATCAAGGGTAAATACCATCTGCATATACTCAGGAAGTAATGAACGGCTATCCTTAAGACGAGTTAAGTTCGCAACTGATGCAGCTTTATCCATGTTCATAAAGATTGTAGTGGAGGATGTAGTACCATAAGAGAATTGCCATAAATATCTCTGCACCGCTGTCGTCGTTTTTCCGAACTGCCTCGGCAGCTCTAAAAAATGGCTTATATTGTGTTCGAAGGCCCAGAGTTGGGCCAAATTTCCACGATGAAGCTGGAAGGGCGTACCACCACCGACTTCAGTGGACGCGCCTTCTTCGGGAATACGGGCAACTTCACGTATAAAGTAAAAGAAGTTTCGAGTAGTTTCAGTCAATACCTTACCCATCATTTCTGGAGTTAAATCTGGATCATACGGATCGATATCCATCAAATCTTCGTCATATAATCGAAGCATAAAATGATAGTTTTCAATACCAGCATTTCTCAATAAAGTAGCTACTTTAAGAAATGATGTATTTGATGTGTTCCAGTGAATTGTATATTCTTCCTCATATTTCTTATAGGGGCGTTTCAATGCCATGAAATCTCACATCCTTTAATACAGATTTTACCGCATATATTTTTTATTAATAGTTCAAAGACATAAATTATAGCGTAAAATATATATTATTTATGTAGGTATAAGAAAGGAGAGTTTTTATGATCAAAATAAATCGAGATCATAACGCATTAAACCATCTGAAGAGAAAATATGCTAAATCTATAGAAGATTCATATTATACTAAAGATAATTTATATAATGAAATATGGGAAAAATTGATATTCGATTTTGAAGAAAAGATGATTCAAAGTAAAAGATATATTATAAGTAATTATGGAAGAATAAAGAATGTCGAATCTGATAAATTTGTTAAACCTTGGAAAGATAAGGATGGTTATGCCCAAATTTATGTGTGTGAACCCGGATATGATAAACTTCCAAGAAAAGTTCATAGATTGGTAGCATTTGTGTTTATTCCAAATATCAATAATTATCCACAAATAAATCATAAAAGATATGGCGACGAATTTAAAGATTTTAATCATGTCGATAATTTGGAATGGTCAAACAACTCTCAAAATCAAAAGCACAAATATAATTCATTAGGAAAAGAAGTTTTCACAATCGAAGAACTTTTTAAGATAAAAGAATTATTACAAGTAGAAGGATGGACTATAAATTCAATATTAGAAAATTTAGGTTATGATAGAGATAAATCTAAGGCCCAATGTCTTAAAAGAATTCATGAAGGTGTGGACCACAAAGATATATTCTCCGATATTAAAATAGCAAAAAGAGGTGAGAAATTTCTAAATACAAAAGAAGAAGATGTGCATGAAATTTGTAAATGTATAAAAAATAAAATGAAAATAGTAGACATTGCAAAACTATTCGATGTAGGAAAGCATGTTATAAACGGTATTAAAGCTAAGAGGAATCATAAGAAAATCTCAGATTTATACTTTAAACGAGAGAATGGTAAAATAATTCCTCTATAAAAAGAAGATGCGACATCCGCATCTTCTTTTTTCTGCAAATATATATTATTTACTTGTAATATACTAAACTATTGGAGGAATTTAAAATGGCAAAGTTGAATCCTAGTAATGGCGGATGCTGGTTTTGTTACACTGATGATGAAAATGAAGAATTGGTATACGACGATGAATTCGACACCAATGTTCATAAAAGCTGCATAAGAGAAGCTTTGAAAGAACATCCCCAAAATAACGAAGCCCTTTTGATGAAATACCTGCTTGAAGAATAATGTAAGTTAATATACTAAACTATTGGAGGTTTTAACTATGACAAATGAAGTAAAACCAATTTATGTAAGATCCACAGGAAACAGATTAACAACTGTTATTGATTTGAATGATGGTGCATTTCTCATTCATGATATCGGTATGAAATTGGATCAATATTTAGAATCTTATCCGAGTGTCGATAAGATCATAAGAGTTTCTGGATACAAAGAAATTATGGAAATTGTGGATCAGGAAGATTTTCTTAAACATGTGCACTATTCCGTGTATGTAAAATTGTTTCCAGATATTGTGGAGAATACTGATACATTCCAAGCGAAATTCGTCACACAGGTTCAAAATGTTCTCCATGAATGGTTTAAAACAAATAGTGTTAATTCTATAATAGGAATAAAAAGAATTTGGGACATTGATATATATTACGAAGAAGATATGTATGTTTACGTTGAAGGAGAGTTTGAATATATTGATAGAGAAGGAATGAATTTTGTTCAAATTCCTCTAGAGGAAATTAATAAAACTGAATTGAAAGAAATCTTTGATAAAGTTAAACAAATTGCTGACCAAATTAATGCTCGTAATAATGACAATACCAGATGGGTAGGATTTAGATCATGTACCGAAGATTCAGCAACATCTCAAACTGAAATGAATGAAGGTAAATATGTAATAGTAAACAGTGAGAGGATATTCTTACATGATTTCTTCAAAGAAGAACCACAACTATAAAAAAGGAGATGTTTAATATGACTGAAAATAAAAAACCGATTTATGTATTTGATTCAAGTATCGTTGAAGATGGGCACATAATAAGTGTATCTAAAGCTGAAGAAATGTTTCCAGGAACTAAAATAGTTGGACGTTATGGTAACAGAGGTGTTGTTTCATCAATAGTCCCTGAACATGAGATGCCATCTATTGGTGCTAAAGAATCTAAAGCTGAATTGTTATTTTCACCAATGGCTATATATAATCGAATCGGTTATGAATTAGAGATTTTAAATATGTTATGTACAGCAGATCCTGGATATTATCTAGTTAAGCATATTGATATAAATTTCTTCAGAAATGTGCTTGCCGGTGTTATATCGATTGAACGTAAGAAAACAAATACTAGACAGGAGCGTCGTATTATGCGTCGCGCGAAGAAAGCTCTTGATCTTAAACGAGTAAACAAAATTGTATATACATGGTGGAGGCCCAGAGTTTATATCATTGAAGGCGTTGAAAAATTTACATTACCTGAAAAGGGAACAAGGGAACGGAATATTTTAGATTCCTATCTTGGACAAATGGGAATGGAAATATCTGATAAATAAACTGGTATCATGGAGGAATGTAATGTTAGAATATCTCTTCTATATCATACCCATTCTCTTATATTTCGCTTCAGTATGGATATTTTATGTATGTGCGAATAACATGCTGAAGAGAATGGGATCAAAATGGGATGAAGTGCTCACAGTTGTTATGTTCATCCCTATAATGAATATAATATGGACCATAGCTATATGGGCCGATGATAAGAAGTGATCAAATGAATAGAACAAACCCAAGAGGGGTAAAATCCTCTTGGGCTTATTTTTTTTTTGGAACATAGAGAAATTAATATATTTTCCGAGCAGCATTGAGGAATAAGACTCCGTCACGAATGTCACGGAAACCAATCTTCTTCCTCGTTCCAGGCCAGAATACGACCATAGGAACACGAGGGTCAGCCATATATCCACCGATCCATTGAGAGAAATCATCGGTGATTTTATAACTACCGGTTCTGAGCCAGATAGTGTCATTACCGCCTGCAGATTTTTCATGAACTTCGTTAGTATGAATATGACCAAATGCAATAACGTCAGCATGAGTAGTAGCATATAGATTTCGTTGACTGTTAGTAGTATTGATACTAGAATTGTACTTATAGTTATGACGAGCATGAATCTTGTACGTATGTTCACCAAGACCGAGCATAACTTCGCCACCATACCATAGATAACCAGCATTACATACACGAGCTAGTTCCTTAACAAAGTCATCTCCAGTAGATCTTACTTGCCAGTTATCATGGTTGCCCTTGATTACCGCAAGAGTACGATCTTTGAAGTACATATCACAAAGATGTAATACTCCTTCACGTTGCTTATCAGGGTTAAGAATTTGTTCATATTGAGCACCTGGGTGAATGCCAGAGATAACGTTATCTCCATAATCACCCATGAGGACACTGTACAAACCTTCAGTATCATTGAAGAGTTTGAAATCTTCAATCATTCCCTTGTGATCAGTACGCAATCCACCAAAGTGCCAGTCTCCAGTAAATATTACGCCGATAGGTTTTTTATCAGGAATGTCGATGTTTAACTGTGTTTGTCTCTCATCTGCACCGATCATTTTTTCCTGAAATTCTGTTAAGGCGTCGATGAATTCTACCGTTGGATTCTCCGAATTCTTACGATTGGAGTAAATTGGTGCTGTTCCACCAGTAGGAGTTTCTTGGGTTGTAGTGGTCTTAGGTGACTCCCCTTTGTCGATTCCCAATTTCTTCAAACGTTTCCTAACGGTATCGGCCGATATAGAGATGTCAAGCTTCTCTTGAATCTTGTTAGAATAGAATTGAAAAGATTTCCCAGGAAATTCTTCAACCATACTAACAAGAGTTATATCATTAATTTTCGACCGCTTACCGTTGCTCATGGCTCCACCCTCTAATTAATTATTTTAATGAGATAACTCATTACTTTAATGTTTTTTAATTAAGTGGTAAAATCTAGGAAAGCTACACAAAGGCAAAAGAGATACAGCATAATAGCTGTATCTCAGTTTTTTATCCTTCATATCCTGCAGGGTATTCCACGAACACATCATATCTTTTCTTAGAAGGTTTCGTATCCCTCATAAGTTTAGGAAGTTCAAGGAACTTTTGCAGATAATCTGCGATCACTTCATCAGTAGGATTCTCATCATGATATTTCTCAATAAGATAAATGCTATCATATACTCGATCTAAAAGATTCAATCTCTCATAGTTCGAAGCAAAGTTCTGCATCTTGAAGCTGATGATATCAAATTCCTTCTGGAGAGATGTGATATTCGGGCGCTTCTGCTTGAAGATACTCTCGATAATCAGAGAGGATTCATTCAAATTTTGCTTTTCTTTAATAAAAGCCATGGTAGATTCTTGCAGCATACCAAGTTCAAACGGCTTTAATGTTTCAACTTCAGATACTTTCTGTCCAAAATTTTCCTCTTTCAATTCAATATCAATCGAAGGGAACATCTTGAAGATTTTGGTATCATAAGTATCCTCAACGAATTTCTTATGGAAATTGAAGGTACGAACCATACCTTTAGCTTTTTCCATTACAATCTTAATAAGGATAGTGGCAATATAAGTATCAGCGATGTGTTGATCATCAGGATTAGACAGGTTAAATTCCTCAACCTGATCATGGATAACTTTAATAGCAGAGTTGTACTCATTGTAGATATTCATATCAATGAGGATTCTATCAGCTTCGTACATTTCCAGATCAGGAACTACTGGTTCCTTATAGGTACGGTTAGCAATATCCAACAGAGCAAGGTCACGAGTTTTGCTGTCGATATTATACAGCACATCGATCACTTTCATATTGGTCATTTTGCAAGCATGGTAGATGGAGGATTTCAATCTCTCAACTGCCGTATACGTCAATACGTTATGAGAAAGATCATGGATAAGCAATGCGGCCAATTGTTTACCGGACAATAGTTGCAGCAATTGTTCCTGAATCTCTACCACATAACTCTTGATCTCAATACCTTTTTGATCAGACAGGATAGTTTTAGGAAATACAATCATACCATAGAAGTTTTGAGCAGTAGTTGATTTATTGATAACCACGTTTATGCAAGGGAGCGAAGTTTCATTGTTCAACGTATTCTTGATACGCTCAATGATTTCCTTGGAGTTATTGAGATTAGTGGATTTCAACTGATCAAACATTCCTGCCAAGAATGGGAATACGAATTTGTTCACTAGCGTTTCCTCCTTAATTTTAGTCAGATTTATATTAAGTTCTTTCCTTAAATTTACAAATAAAAAACTCCCAGCGGCTTTTGACCGCTGGGAATTCTTCGCCGACCATTACTGAGCGTAGTAGCCAGTGTAGTAGTCGGAGTAGTTGCTGCCCATTTCAACGACCGCCATAACCGGTTGGTATTCCTTGGTTTGGTAGCGGCTGGACACCATGATCGCAGGAAGCGCCGGGTTAGTCGAGCTGCGGTATTTGTTGCTAACATAGTTAGCATACCGGAAGTGATTAACCGTCATGATGTTGTTTTGGATGCTGTTCGGGATCAGGTTGACATACATTTTACCCGGAGGTACGCGATCCGTGGACAGGTAGAATACCGTGTTACCAGTGCTCATGACTACGAAGTCGTAGTTCATTTGCGAGGAACCGGTCATATCCTGATTCCGACGGAAGATGTATTGCTCGCCGGATGCGTTCGGTACACGAATGTCGATTGGATTTCCGACGATACGGAAATGGCAATCGTCAAGCTGCAGCTCCGATTTCAAGCGGATGCAAATCCGTTCCATGAACGGGTGGAATTCACGACGCAGCCATTCTTCGCGGCCCAGGGAGAAACCGGCATCTGGCGTTACGTTGAATTCTTTCGTGAAGATTGCTTGAGCTTCCAGCTCTTTCAGATACTCGTAAATTGAGCGGTCTTCGAGCTGTTCGATCAATTGACCCATTTGGTTGGTGTATTCTTCGAGAACGTTTACGCCGGTCATGCGGCTAACGTCATCGATGAACTCAACCGAAGGGTTAACTTCGATGTGCGCGCCATCAGGAATAGCGACGTTTGTATGTTTGTGCTCGAAACCAGTCACCAGAGCTTTAAGGTGAGTTTCGGCGGACAAACGGGCAGCAAACGTTACCGTTTTAACACGGCTCGATGTTGCGCTGATGTTTGTTACAGTTGCAGCTTCGAAGTCGATTTCGCCCATGATTGTGGCTTTGGTAGCCTCAGGACCGATCGTTACTTCTACACTGAAGCGGCCAGTTTCGATGTCGATTTGACGAGTGCGTCCAACCAATTTCAGGTCAGCAGCAGCTTCGGCAGTCGTGCCATCGGCTTTAACAGCCGTGAAAGATTTAACCGCGATATCGATTGCAAGCTTGTTACGCTTGTCGATCGAGTTTTCGCTGAAGATATCATACGCCGTATCCGGTACATCAACCGTGAAGTTGAACTTCTGATGCAGGTTGTTAACCAGATTGGAGTTTTTGTTGAACGCGTCAACGAAGTAGTGCTTGTTACCGGCGATGTCGATCACGTATTGCTTGCGCTCAGTGATTTTGAACGAAGGTTTTTCGGCTTGAATCGTCTTCACAGAGCGATGCATTTGAGCCTTCGTGTAAGACCGGATTTGGAAACCGAAAGAAGTCAGCGAGATCGGCTTGAGCGCCGCGATACCTTGCTGAGTTGCTTCTGTCAGCATCTCTGTTACAACGTTTTGCATGGAAACTGCACGGGCCGCAGCGTCTTCTTTCAGAACCACGTTTGCGTAACCTTGGCCTTGAAGACCTTGTTGCTCAAGGATTTCGTTTACGGATTCCAAGAAGGATTGCGCTGTTTCTTTTTGGGCGAAAATGCTGCCGAGGTTATTAGCCAGGTTCGAGCCATAGGATTCCAACAGCTTGCTATAGAAGCCGTTAACCTGTGCGTCAGAAGCCGTGGTCATACCAAGCGACAATTCAAGAAAATCAGGTTGTGCCATTTGGATTGCCTCCTTTGAAAGTGAGTAAAATATTTATATCTTGTTGGTTTTTTAGAAACCTCGATTTTATGTTGCTTTTTCGAAAATTAATTTTTTATTTATTCTGTGTAGCCTGAGAAGAGGTCTTGATGATTTTATCATACAACTCATCCAGATAGCGCTTCTCTACAATAAATTGCATAAAGTTATAGTAATTCATTTCATAAGAAGTATCAGAATATTTATACAGGATGTAATCATTAAGCTTATTCACCAGATCGGTACTTCTTTCAATAGTGATACCAACAACTGCTCTGACCTCATCATTAGTAGGAACGAATTCCGATAATTCGGTGATCAGTCTGACAGTATCATCCCTAAGATCTCTGTACCTATCAAAGTTCTTATAAGCTAAGATAGCTCTAGTTTTTGGATCAATGTTAAGAACTTCTCCGGGTTTTGGTTGATTAGGATCAGTTGCAGGAGCAGAGCCATCACCACCACCATCGGTAGTTGCCGGTTGATCTCCATCTCCGCCATCTCCTGTGTCATCATCACCTCCATCAATAGTATAATCTCCACCAGCATCTGGACCATCGGCATTATCACCGTCAGTAGTTGCTGGTTCATCACCGCCTCCATCTCCAGTATCTGCACCATCAGCATTTCCGGTTTGATCTTCGGATGTGGCAGGAGCTGCTGCATCAGTATTGTCAGGTTGAGCTGGAGTTCCATCATCATTAATAGAATATTTATTATCATCGTCAGCTTCTAATAGAACACCACCCTCCATTAGAATGCGGAGTTTGTCAAGTACACTCGACATAGTATCACCTCCTCTTAGGATTGAATATTGTACTGAATTCTGTTCATGGCTCTACCAAGTTGATTTTCAATCCTCATCAACTTATATTTTGCTTTGATATCACCTCTGGATTCAGCATCTCTAATTTTTTCTTTTACTACTTGAATTTCAAATTTGATATCATTAAATACGAGATTCTTATACTTCGAATCTGCTCTCTTATCCAAAGCTGTTTTAACCAACAATGCAAGAACGGCAGATACGATTTTTACAGGAATTCCTCCCGGAATAAGAAGACCAATAAGGAAGGAACCTATAAGATTCTTCAGCATTCTAGAAAGATTGATAGCGTTTTTGACTACAGTTTCATATGCAGCATCACGCTTACCATCCTTAAAGATTTTGATATATCTATTAAATTTCTCATTTAATCTTTCAGACATTTCTCTATCAGCCATAGTAAATTTCACCACAGTCTTAGATACACTATCCTTTACTTTTCTTACAGTTTGAGCAACACCTTCTTGCAATACTACTTCTTCAACTTCAGTATTTTCATCAATATATTCTTGCAGAGTTTCAGTCAAAGATACGATTACTGCTTCAAGTGCAAGTTCCTTGCTGATCTTGAACGGTTCTTCGGTTTGTTGGATATTAAACGGTCGAACCGATTCAAGCATCTTAGTTCTACGATCGGACAATAGTTTGCTACTATAGAATCCGTTAGTCATTTATAGTACACTTCCCTTCATAAGATGAATAGATTATTCAATTGTTTCGAAATGTACATTTATACCAGCTTTTTGATATTTAAACACTACATTAAGAATATTATTTAACTAGGAAAGGGTTGATATCATGTTTACTACGATCACTAAGAAAGAATTCCCGATTTACTATATCGTAGAAGCAGCGATTAGTCCTGATTTGATCAAGACTACTATCCTGCAGGAAAACACCGTTAGTGGAATTACCCCTGAGGGAGTTCAGGGTAAAGTTAAAACGGTTACGGCTGAATCCATTCTTCAAAGTTTTGAACGGATTAACTGGAACGGTCGTAACTATCCGGCGAAGGTTGTAATGAACGGCATTTACAACAACCCGAAAGTTCAAAACGATATGAGAATGAAACAATGGGCTGGAGAATGGTGTCATCCTGATAGCAAGGATGTCGTTCGTCAATCTCAGGTACTTGACCCATATGTCTCACACTATATCGACAAAGTATGGCAAGATGGTCAGCTTCTGAAAGGCCATATCACTACTGCTCCGTTTGATTACGGATTCTCCATGTACAATAAGTTGATGGCTGGCCGTCCATGGGGCTTCTCCCTCAGAGCATTTGGTGCTACCGATTCCAACAATACTGCAGTCGATCCATTGTCCATCATCACTTATGATCAAGTGAATCGTCCTTCTCACAAAGAAGCATATGCTACTGCTAATAACGTGGTAGCTAAAAACGAATACACTGATTCCATGCTGCAAGAATGCTCCTTGGCATATTTGGTTGAAACCAATACGATTCAACAAGAAATCACGAACTTCGTTCTTGAAAAATCCGACAATGTTAAGATTGCTCAAGAGCTGTTCGGTCTTCAAGAATCTGCTGGTGTCTTTAATGATAAAGGTCAAGTAATGCTTGAAGGTTCCTATCTTGGAACTTCGGTAAAAGTATATCTTCCAGTAGAATCCTACATCAAGAATAACTATGCTAATATCCTTAGGGGGCTGAAATAATTATGAGCAATAATATTCAAAATCAACTTAAGTGTATTCTTGAAGGTACTTATATCAATGAGGGTTTTTCTTTGTTTAAAAAGAAAGATGCTTTCATTCAGCATGTTAATAAAGAATACTCCGATTCTGAAATTAAAGCTACTATGGAATATATAATCAAACATCATAACCAGCAAGTTGCTCACTATGAGGGTAAAGGTAAAGGAGAATTCTCCAATACCAGTAACTACAATACTCTCATTGAGCAATTTAATATTTTCCATCTGATTGAATCTACAGAGATTGATCAAATCAAAGCGTCTAAGTATCCTAATGATGTTATTTCATCTGATATTAAAGGTAATATTACTAAGGTGCTTAATGCTGCTAAGAAAGAATTGGATAATCTGAAAAGATTCTGTGGTGAAAATAATCTTACGGGTAAATTCAATGCTGACTATAAAAAGATGCAGGAGAAAATCGACGAAGCAAAAAAGAATTGGGGGTGATGAAGTGTGAATATCAATACGATCCTTGATATCCTCCTCAATCAACGATTAGGATTGGTTGAATATAAATTGAATTATCTTTATCCTGAAATTCATAAGAATCTTCTTAATAATACTCTTCCTATCTTCTCGCAATATTTCCCTTGCTATAGAAGATATGAATTCATTCCAGCAGATCACAAAACTGATGTTACTAATGAATTCTATCTAGATATCCCTGAAGTTACCTTCAATAAATTGCATATCATTTCAGTTGCTGATGTGCAAGCCAGATCTGGTGTTGAAGGTAATGCATTCATGGATAGTTATCGACCATTTGCTATGACTATTGAAGATGTATTGCTCAACTCTGCTGCGACTAACCTTGCTTCCTTATCCAGTTACAGCTATAGGAACTTTAAGTTTATTCCCCCTAATAGAATAAAGCTTAAAGGATTTGGTGAGGGTGAGTTGTATGTAACTTGTAAATTGACATATCCTTCATTCACTGCGATTGCTGATTCAGTAATTGAACAATTTCTGGATCTTGCAGCAGCAGATATAAAGATATACATCTACAATAAATTGAAGCATTATGATCAGCTTACCATGCCTATCGGTAATATGGATCTTAAACTTGGTTTATTCGAAAACGGGGAATCAGAGAGAAAAGATATCATTGATAGATTCAATACAAAGGGATATCCGAACAAAGCTCGGAAATTCTATCATCGTTACGAATAAAAAGCAAAAAAAAAAGAAGCCCAAGAGGATTTTACTCCTCTTGGGTTTTGTTATGTTCTATATCCTTAAAAATTGATATAAATTCATCTTTAGTAACTGATCTTGCTCGAAGATGATTATCCACAAATAATCGTTTACCAGTATAAGAGAAATATATCTTAAACTGTATGAACTGCCATCCTACTATTAATCTAGGATCTGATTGTACAGCAATCCATTGATCATTTAATAGAACCATAGGTGTCCCATTCTTAGATAATCTGTATAAATATTCGCAACCAACTTCAAATCCTTTATAGGGTGTTCTACAAACTACTAGATCAATTCTAACCATATTATCAGTCCTTTTATAAAAGGTAAAACCAAGGGGATTTTACTCCCCTTGGCTCTTATTAGCTTCAAGTTCTTTCAATTTGTCAAAGATTTCTTGATCCATTTTTTGACACATTTCATCTACACTAGGTTGAAGCATCTCTCGAATTAGTTCCGATACATCTGGAGCGATATTACTTACATTAATGAGATTTTCTTGTGCCTTTTCTACCAACTCACAGCCAGTAGCTGTTACTTGGTCTGCTGTAGTTTTATCGTATTGTGCCAAATGGACCAGCCTCATTCCGTGTAATTTGAATACATCCTCGTTCATTACGAACATAATTACCCGATTGATATTCTGGTTTGATTCTAGTTGTTATCCGAATCAACTGGAAGTTACGATATACATTGATATATCCTTTAGCATTACGCTTATAACTTGCAGGATTGACTACACGATCTACCTTAATCAACCCATTTTCATTACGGATATATTTAGGTCTTACAATCTGGATGAAACCACGTTCATTCCGTAGATCTCTGTACTTCACAGCAAATCTACGTTTATCGTGCTCCTCTTCCAGAGTCTTATAGTGAGCTTTGATTACTCCGTAAACTTCCTCATTGATCTTGATTTCCTTGATCCGTTTACGAAGCTTCTTCACATATGGTTTCTCGATAGCTTGAGAGTCCCCGAAGTATCCTCCTTCATAAATCTTACAGAATGGAGTAAGCATACCCGAAATACCCGGAGAACTTGAAGAGATTGCATTAAGTTCAAATCGTCCAAGATGGCTTGGATAAATATCCCGTTGCTCATCCTTGACCTTATCAGAAGGTAAACCTTGAATACCTGTATAGGAGAATTTCAATCCATTTAATGCTTGTAGATCATTGATATCGATATTGTATCTAAATAGTGGCGAAGGCTTCTTCCCTCTGAATAGAGCCTTGATAAGAATGTGTTCATCCACTTTGAAAATTCTAGCCAATTTCTCTTTATCATATGGCTTGAGGTTCAGTGCATAGTTAACTCTATCTTTCCAATATCTTGAGAAATATGCAGCGATGTATTCATTTACACGAATACGTTTATTTGCAAGAGAATTATTATCCATATTTCTCAATTCGTTAAATTCACGCATCATCCACCGTAGTACACAGTAGACATCCGCTTTATCACGATAATCAATTCTCAGAGCGTTTTGAGTTGTAGCATCAAGAACGTTTCTGAATGATTTCATAACGTCATAACCTTTATTCAATTGATTCTTTGCTGCAGAGGTGAAGAGAGATCCGAGTTTCTTAACCCAAACTTCTTCTTCATAAATGTCTTCAATTTTGTTACGAGTGTTAAACAGTTGTGCAAGAAGACCTATAAAGGTTCTGAAGAACGAGTCATCATCAAACAGAGTCTTCTCAGCTTCTAGAAGAATATTGGAATTTACTCGAAAATAATAGAACAGTTCCGGTTTCTTAACCTCTGTAACAACGTTAAGAAGTTTTGTATAACCGAAGAAGTCAATAGTTCCGAGAATGGTTCTTCTAGCAGCGAAATAGAATAACGGATTGAATGTTTTCTTAAACAGATTTATATTCAGATTCGAAATCTTATATTCTTGACCAGTTTCCACACAGAGTAGGGAATACTTCTTTTTCTTCTCTTCTCTGCTAAGACGTTTTTGAACTCTAGACTTCAAGATTACTTCGCCTTTACGGTTATAGGTTGCATTATCTACAACCTGGAACATAGCTAAAGTTTTATTTCCCGAAATCATGAAGTTATATCTATCTATATACTTCGGAAGCAAGATCGTATTTTCTACTTTCTGACCTCCTGCGATATCCACAGTAAATTTAATTGCATCAAATACATCAGGCTGCACCGGAATAAGTTTTTCGATCTTATTTTTTAAGATCTTCTTATTCTTGATATTTTTGATGTTCAGCCTAATGTCAAGCTTAGAAGGATCTCTGACATATTCCACATTACGAAGGAAGATATCTGGAAGCATCTCGATGGATCTTAAATCCTCCGCAATGAATTCCCAGATCTGTTTACCTTGACGACGATCAAATAGATCTTCGTTGATGCCTTCAGTCATAGTATCTGACATTGTGGCAACCATCTGGCTTAGATAATTCATCCTATCACTTCTTCCCTTCCTTTATCTATTAGACAAAAAATTTTCTGCCAATAGTAAGAACCGAAACCGGATTGATTCTCCGGTTTCGGCCTTTGTATGACAGAATGATTAAACGAGGGCTTCGATAAGGCGGTCGTTCTTGATCGTTTGCTTGAATTCTTTGGACGGAATGAAACCGAATTCCCATTTGTCCTTTTTCCGCTCGATCGTGTAAGTGCCTTCGCCCGGTACTTCGTATTTAACAACTTCATCCGGCGACTTGGCGTTAACCAGTACGTGGATGATGCCGGCAACGTGAAGTGCTGTAAACAATTGTGCGGATGTTTGATCGAACTCAACGCCGCGATCGGCATCGGTTTTCTTTTCAACCCACTCGCTGTCCTCGACATTGTACTCGTCGAGTTTGCAGCAATGCATAACCGTATCCAGGAACGTTTCGTCCTCGATAGTGGTTGCCATTGTTTCGATGAGAGAAACATTCTTGTGCAGCTTCTCTTCGAAATTGTCCAGTTCCGAAAGGAACTTCTTCTCGTTCGCCAAGCTGAACGTCGGGTTCAGGGAAAGCGAATCGCCGGATTTGCGTGCTACTACGCCGTATACAAATGGTCCAACTTGCAGCTGAACTTCTTCTTTCGGCTCGGCGTCCATGATCAGGTAAAGAGCACGCGGGATTGCATTGGAAATTCCTGTATCGATCATCGCTTGAATTGCAAGATCGATTTCGGCTTTTTTCGCATCGCCGTCGATGTTGCGCTCGCAGTTGAATGCTTTGCTGGATACTTCGTTTGTAACCTCGATAAGTTTCTTTGCCATTTTGAATAGCCTCCTAGATAATTGGTAGTTTATTTGTAAGACACATACTACTTACTAATATTGTGTCATATACACTATAATTATATATATTTACTGGGCGGCAGTGAACCCGAATGCCCAGTGGTACATATCATGCTTCAATGTGTAAGTACCTTCAAGTAACTCACATGAAGCACCTTCTTCATTGGGCTTATTGAAATCGGCGGAACGCAGTAAAATAGTTGCAATGGTTATAACATGTACAGCTATAAGTAGTTGGATGGATTGTTTATCCATCTCAACTGAGTTGGTCGTATCTTCGGCTCTAGTCCATTCGTCGATCAGTTCGACGTATGTGTCCATACGACAATAATGACCAACCAGTTTGATAAACTTTTTATTTTGAATCTGTGATGCTATTTTCTCAATAATCTCTACTCCAGGTTCCTCTTTATATTGACTGGTTGAATTCCAAAAATCTATTGGATTCACTAAGTCAAAAGAATCAACGCCATATCTAAATGGCCCAAGATCTAGAGTTCTTGTGGGGTGATATTTTCGCATGTGTTTAATGGCATTACCTATTGCAGTTGTAATTTTTTCTTGAACGTGTTCTTGGATTTCGATTTTACCTTGTGGAGTTTCGCACATAAATATTCTGTTTGCAACTGCTCTTGCCATTTCAGTAAAGTTAGTCATAGTTAATACACACCATCCTCATAGTAATTGTTTATATCACTCTATAATAATATATATTTGGTTTCCCGTTCAATGCCCTTTAACAAAAAAAAAATAAAACGAACCAGAAGCATCTTAGCCTCCGGTTCGTTAATATTGGAATGTATTACGTTTCTGGATTAGAGTCCACGTCCGATTTATTTAGCGTTTACCATCTACCCTACTATCGTCTCTTTCTGAACACTTCAGCAAGAATCTCTTCACTTTCCACCGATTTGATTCTCCAAACTTTATAGGAGAACCCGAGTAGAAAAATCCAAGATGAAATCGCTATAACCACCTCTGTCAAATGGCGAGATGGGTTGAAGGCTCAGCTTTTCAAAGAGTCGATTCTCAGGACCCGATGATCGACATAAATGGTTGGAAAGTACGACTCAATCCGATTCGAAATCTCCCAATTTAATGTTTACATTTTCTAATTTCTTATTTTATTTCTGTATCCCATACTAATTTTCCTCCATTTTCATAAAGACTTATGAACTGGGATAGAAGCATTACAGGAATATTTTTCTTTCTTGCAGCAATTGCTTTCTTTCCTTCAAATCTATCAGGAGTAACTACCAACAGATCAAATTTACTTCCAGAATCAATGATTTCTAAGTTATTCTTTTTACAAATTTCCTCGAAATCAGAATTGGTCCTGAATCCAGAGATCAGAATAGTTTTATCGTATTGCTTCTTATCTTTAGATGTATCCGCCACATTCAGTAGACTTACTAATTTCTCAAAGTCAGAATATCCTTTGATGAGATCTTCGGCAAAATCCACAGCTTTCTTATCAATACCCTTAATCTTAGTCAGTCGTTTATATAACTTATCATGTTCACGATTTTCCATTAACTCTATCAATTCTTTAATATCTAGGTCTTCGAGAATCTTTTCAGCAGTTTTGGTTCTAAGGCCAGGAATCCTCAAGAGATCAATCACCTTTGCATAACTAATAGGAGCTTTGATTTTCTTCTGAAATTCGTCCCATGCCTTCTCCAGATTCAAACCTTTCATAGCTTTAGATAAATCTTCATATTTCATTTGGATAAATTCAATAGCATCAGATATGTTCGCATCTTCTACAAGTGAGGCAGCAGTCTCATCGCCGAAATAGTCGATGTTGAAAATACGAATAGCCTCAAGAATACGACCAACTTTATGCCCAGGACAGTCATCATTAACACATTTGAGCATATCTTTAGACACGACCAATTCATGTTGACAATTTGGACATCTTTCAGGTAATTCTATTTTCTTTCCATCGATATTTATTTTACAAGCTGCATCTTTATCAATATATCCCATTACATCAGCATTGTACGATACTACAACTTCATCACCAATGTGAAGATCCAAGCGATCGAATCTTGTGACATTGTTTACTGGAGCTTTATCATATCGAACGCCATTAAATTCGATTGGATCGAAAGTTATATTATGACCAATATATCCTTGCTTCCCCATTGTCGAAATAATACCAGTAACTTTGGTTCTTTGCGCCATTGCATCGAACTTATAAGCTATTTGCCATTTGTTTTTATTAGAGGATCGTCCAAGAGTTTTAATATGATCATAATTAGCTATAGTTAAAACCAATCCATCAATACTGTAATTCATTCCACTTCTATTATCACTATAATTTCTAGTGATACTTTCAAATTCATTCAAGAGAGAATTTATATCTCCCTCAATGATTTTAAATCTATACTCTAAGGAATCGCCAGAATCTGGAAGTCGAAAATACGTTTGCATAGCTCGCATCATATATTCAAAGGTCATGTTACGGTGTAATGTTTGAATGGTGTTCATATCAATCATTAGAGGAACCATTGAGACGCATTCATTAATTAATTCAAGTTGCTCTTTAGGTGTTTTAGGGTTTGATATTCTTTTCAAAGCCGAAGCTATAGCAGCTCGACGAGTGGAATACTTTATACCAACAGCTTCAGACAATCTTTTTCTACCATATTCAGTTATCATGGCTTCATATTGAACTCCGATTTGTTCTGGGAAGAGTCTTTCGATAGAGCCATCACCCAACTCTATTATAGTATCTCTTCCTACAAGAATATTAGACAAATCGACGCCAAGATTGTTTTCGTAATCACCCCTAGTTATTGCTTTAGTGGGAGTGAAAGTAATTCCGTCGTATAAGGATATTTGCCTTTGTTGAGTTACGGTTACTGATGTTCCATCAAACTTAGGAGCTATCAATAACTTTAATTTCTTAACTTCCAATTCTTTCATACATTTCTTTAACCATTTCTCAACAGATGGTTTATCAGATACATCATAAACCGTATATGCTTTATTCAAAGTACCAGATAACTCAGGAAAATCCTGCTCCGTACTTCTCATACCTGCTGGAATGAAAGATTGAAATGGTTCATCGCCACCATTCAAATCTTTATATTTCTCCAGAAGCCGATCATACATTTCATTTGGCATCAGTTTATATTTGACACCAGTCATATATTCATTTAATTCAGCTACAGATTTACATAATATCAAGACATTTTCTAATCCACTAATTTCATCGTCAGAGATTTTGTCATTGGATTTGAAGGTTATTTCATGCAAGGTTAATACGATTTCAGGTTCCTGTAATCCAAGAACTACCGATAGATACTCTCCTTTATTCAATTTCTCTACGAGTTTCTTCGTCAACTTATGAAACTTTGCCATTTTCATTCTCCTTTATCAAATCGTCTTAATATTGCCTTAGCATGTTGTTCATGATGAAGTTTTCTATAACTTTCAAGCTTTGTGAATAACAAATTGTATTCAGATGTCTTAAACCTGGAGGTTTCATCAGAAGCTGCTTTAGCAAGAAGTTGTTTTAAAATCTCAATTTCACGCCCATCCAATGGTATATTGATCATTGGTTTCGGAGCCTTCAACATTGAGCATTCCTCCAGTGAATAACTAATAGGTTTATCAATTTCTTATCTACAGTAATAATATATATTTAGAAAAAAAGATAGAGGAACCGAATAGATTCCGGTTCCTCCAGTTTTATTAAGATACACTTCCTTTAAGCTTATCCCACCCAGAGAAGAATACTTTGATATGCTTACTATCCATCGCTTTAATTTCTTCAAGCAGGATGTTTTCAACTTTTCTCTGCTTAGGATACTCGAACCGAAGACCCATTCCACATACCATAAATGTGGAATTGAACAGATCAACAACACGGGACTTCGGATTCTCCATTTCGATTTCAACATCTTCAGAGAAGATATTGATATCAAGTAACTGAGCGAATTCTCTTCGTCCAATTACTGATGTGCAATACAATCTTGTGAAGTAGTTAATAGCTGCAGGATCGTTACATAGATTCAAGATATCCATTTCCATATTCCCAATCCGAATCGCTTGGTTATTGAACAGAGCTGTTCCTCTGCTATAAGCATGAGATTTAATCGGAAGAAATGTACGTGGATTGATAGTACCTTTAGACCGTACAGAGAATTTCGTAATAGGTTCATGCTTAAGTCGGTAGATATAAGAATCAGACATGATCATCTTACGTTGGATATTGAAGACATTGCCCTTCTCATCCATGACCGTGAACTTCTTCTTCTTAGGTTCAACCTTTTCAATTAGCTTAGCGTAATTGTCAAAGCTGATAGACATACTAGGTGGCTGGAATGTAACGAATTCCTTCGTAATTTGAGACAGGAATTCTTCCTGATCTTTATTGCTGAGAGAATCGTACATTCTTCTAACAACTTTCTCTTGATCAGGATTACAGATAGACAAGAAGTCAAGAAGAGTTTCGAATTTCTTCTTCTTGGATACATCTCCTGCCAAGATTTCATCAACAATCCAGTTAAGTTCGAGTTCGTACAACTGAGAAGGATTTAATCGTCCAATAACGCTAAGAGCACTAAAGATGATCTCAGCATATTCACCATCTTCACTTCTCGGCATATACTTTTCTTCAACTATTTCAGAGATAACGCCTTTATTACCATGGCGTCCTACAAGCTTAGTACCAATAACAGCTTTCTTGGTATTCACTACAGTCATATAGATAATCATATTATCGAAGATGGAACCATCATCATCCCACTTCGTATGTTTACCGATACTCAAGATATCTTTAGCTCGTGCATAAGTAATACCGACTTGATCGGAATACTCATTTTCAGGATTATCAACAATACGGCTAAGAGCTTTTCTAAGTTCATGCCAGTATTTGGTGATCATCTTCATATACTTCAAGGTTTGTTCATTAACTTTATCTGTGGGAACTTCATCGATTGGAACGTTTGAATAGATATCGATGTCAATTACAGTACCT